TTTGCCCAAATGTAACTTCTCTGTCCCATGAATCTTGATCTACATCAAAACCATGAACCTTTTTAGTGTGATCTTTTGCATGTTGAACTGCTGCGGAAAAAGTTGGATGATATATGTCATATGGTTTTCGTGCTTCTTCAATTCCTGCTTGGGCTTTATTGGATTTTTCAACCTCTTTCATAGAATCTTTTTTTGAAACATTACTTTTATTTTTCTCAAATTGTTTATAATTTTTATTTTCTCTCATTGGATTGTCAGAAATTTTAATCGTTGGATGATTCACTTTAGCTTTAGAAAGGGTACTCTTAACACCACTTTCTATTCCCTTTTCAACATGTAATGTATCATCTTTCCATTTAAATTTTCCTGAATGATTCTTTAAATGTTTATTAATTTTTTCTTTGTATGCTCTATTAGGAGTTACAAATTCTTCTAACACTTTTCCATCTTTGTAATGGGCGGCATGTTTATGGTCACCTCCCCCTTTACGAATCTTATTTAATTTTCCATCATCCTGATATCTACTTGTACTATAATGTTGACCAGTTTTTGTATTTTTAATAGTATACTGTGGGGTTTTTAAACTTTTTATTAACTCTAGTGCATTTTTGTCTTCATCAACTTCTTCTTGCTTTTGGTTTTTCTGTTGTTCTTTATAGCGTTTATCTCGTTCTTGATGTATTTTTTCATACTTGTTTTCCATCTCTTTATCGAGACGTTTCGATTTCGCCCATTCAGATTCTTTTTTTGAAATTTTGTTTACTGCTTCTCTTTCACTTCGTTGCCTTCGATCATCAACTTCACCAAGTTTCAATTCTTCTTTAGGACCATATCCCTTAGGCGTTACATCTGTTATTTCTACACCTCGTAGTCTCGCACCCTTTCTCATACGTGCTGCAACTTCTGGTTTTGGATTACCTTTTTTGTCAAAGAACTTTGCGAGATGAGGTGGTAATTTTGATGCTTCATCAAAATTGAAATCTTCTTTCATCAATTTCATACCCATTCTTTTTCGTATGACATTTATCTGCTTGATGATCTCTTTTTGTTTTGGTGAACCAGGCATAGATTTCAACCCCTTCACCATCAATGCATACATATCTGCTGTATCTGATGATCCTTCTACAAGTTCTGTTTCCTGATAAGACTTAAACGTTTTCATTTCTTTAGTGCATATCCTTTTTCATCTCGATACTTTATAATATTTTTTGCATCTTCTTTATCTTTTTTAGACATTCCATGTCCATAATTTCCATAATTAGGGGAATCTGGCATTTTATTCACTTTCCCACCCCTCTTCTTAAATTTCGCTATTGCATCAGCAAAGTTTGACTTATTTTCTTCACCCATGATATGAAAAGTATCTTTAACTCCTTGACTTCTTAAATGCTTATCAACTTTATCTACATGTTTCGCTGGAACATGAAGTTTTCCTTTTTTCCATTTGCCTTCTACATTAATATCAGACAATGCCATCTTTACTTGTAATTCTAGGCTCTCTTCTACGTTTTCTTGTAAAACTTCTGCATTTTCATCAGAAGTTTCTTGTGCTTCTGGTGTCGCTTCTGGTTGAACTTCTTCTTCGGGGGCGTCGGGTGGATTTGCGGAAGGATTAACTACCTGCAAAACGGCTTTATTTAAATTTTCAAATTTTGATTTCTCAGTAAACCACATAATAGTCTCCGTAATAGTAATAGGTATTTGCTATATTTAGTTAAAATTAAACTTGTCAAAGTCTTTCTTTTTTTCAGTATTCTCTGTGGAAGGAACATCATCATATTCATCTGTCTTTTTAACTTTTTTGCTATTATCAACAACATCATTAATGCCCGTTTGAGCAGATTCTTCAAGATCAAATAGTCTCATTTTCTTTCTATCCACTCCAATCATAAATCTTTTGTTATATATTGGATCACTGTATCTATTTTTTAACTGTTTAACTAAAAATTGACCCAATTCTTCAAGCTCTTCAGTGGATATTATGGCAAACATGAAATCAGCCGTGGCGGGCAAACCAAAAGATTCAGACGTATCTTCTAATCCAATATCTGTAGAAGTAAATCCACTTCTTGTAGTTTGTGTAGCGGAAACGATGGGAACATTATATTCTACTGCGAGACCTCTCAATTCTTCCGCAATAGATTTAATATATGAATAAGAATTTACATATGCTCCTGCCTTAATTCTAGCAGAAGTACATATATTTAAATAATCAACAAAAATAATATCTGGTTTAAAATCTCTCTTTAAAGCCAATTCATTTAGAAGACTTCTAAAATGTTGAGTTCCAGCTGCGGCAGTTGGATATTCTTTTATAATTAATTTTCCTTTAGCCTTACTTTTCAGCTTTGCAACTTTCTGATCAAAAATAGCCTTTGGTAAATCAGTAATATCATCCATAGAAATATTTAAAAGATTCGCATCAATTCTCATTGCAATCTTTTCTTCTGCCATTTCTAATGTAATATACAATACATTTCTACTTTCATTTAAACAATTAGCCGCAACATGACACATAAACAATGATTTACCTACACCTGTTCCTGCCAATGCGATATTTAATGTCTTTCTTGGTAATCCTCCCTTTGTAATTTTATTAAAATATTCTAAATCAAAAGGTATCTTTTCCTCAACTTTATGATAAAAATTATAACGATCGTCACTATCATCTATATAATCATGTCCAATATGAGGATCAAATGTTACTCCTAAAGCATCTGTGAGAATTTCTGGTATCTTCCCCTTATCATCTTTAGTTTTACTATTAGGACTAATGATTTGAACACTCTCCATAATAGCATTATAAATGGATTTATCTTGACAAAATGATTCTGTAGTATTAAGTAACCACTCCTCATCAGATATTTCTTCTTTATTTTCTTCTAAAAATCCAACAAGTTTAACACAACTATTATAATCATCTTCATGAAGATCTGTCCTTTCACTCAAATTGATTACAACTGCCTCTTTTGTTGGGAGATTATTATAAGTCGAAATAAATGAATGTAATTCTTCAAAAAGCGCCTTTTCTCCTTTATCTTCAAAAAATACACCTTTAAGATAAGGTATAACTTTGCGAGTATACGTTTCATTATATAATAGATTTTTTAATATTAAATGTTCAACTCTATCCATCTAATTCTTCTACTCCCACTTGACCATATAAAAATTCTTTTTTGCAAGCTGCATTTATACCATCCATAATATCATCTGTAAAAAACTTTTCTGGATCTGCATAAACCGCCTTTCCATAATGTTTTCCTCCATCTGGAAATTCATATCTATTTGATACCTTCTTTATTATACCATACTTTTCTGCAATGTCAAGTAGTCCATAATATCTATCTAATCCTTTATCATATGTTAAAAGAACATCCACTATTCTATTCTCTTTTGTTAATCTAGATTTATGTGTTTTACAATGTATGATATTACCAACTACTACGTTACCAACCTTTTCCTTTTTCTTTGACAAAAATAATATAGATGATGCTGCATATTTTAAACCAGATCCTCCACCCATTTCTTTAGTAGGAAACATCGACCCTATTTGATCATAAGTATGATTTGTTACAATCATAGGAATTCCCGCTCTTGCAAGTCTCAAAGTTAAAACTCTAAAAGCTCCTTTTAAAGCGGGGGCTCTTGTCATATCTCTTTTATCAGAACCACTAGTAGTGTCTTCCATCTCTTTAGTAGTTGACAAATTACCCAAAGAGTCTAGACACATTAACAATGGCGTTTTTTCTGATTCCTTTTCATATTCTGCTATGATTTTTGAACATTGATTTGCAAATTCTTGAACTGTAGTTACAGGAATAACTAAAAATCTATCAGTAGGAACTTCTCTGGCATCCAACATCGCTTGTGTTACTGCAGATTCACTTTCAAAATATATAACACTGCCTTTTATATTATTATCAAGAAAATGTTTACATATACCAAGTGTGAAAAAAGTTTTACCTGTTGAACTTTCTCCCGCAATAGCGGTAATCTTATTAGATGGTAACCCACCCTTTATATCTCCTGATAAAAGTGCATTTAAAGTGTAACATCCTGTATCCACATATTCATCTATGTCTGCAGTATCTATTCCATCAACCGCAATCGAAGCATATGGATTGTCCGCAATAGTTTTTGCTCTACTCAAAAATGTCATAATTATTTTTCCTTAATTAATTTTCGTACTTGATTAAGAAGTCGTTTTTTATTGTGCCTTCTATCCAATTCTACATTAAACTCATCACGAGCAAATGCTTCAAGTTGTTTTTTAGTCATGGATTCAATATCTACTTCAGCTGGTTCAATTTCTATTGGTTCATGATTTATAGGTATTTTTGGTTTTTTTGTGGATTCAGCATAGCCACTTCCAATAAACCAAGCTTTCATTTTATTTAATATATTCATTTTTTCCTTTCATCAAAAAAAATTTTCTAATGTTGATTTTCTTTCAGTTTCCCATCCAATAGTATCAAGAATGATTTTAAGTGGATCAAGAAACGATTTAGTAAATTGTAAATCATAATCTATATACTTTTCCAATTTAAATTCTTTAGGAAATGTATTTAACATAGCAATGACATTAGCTGTTGTAGGATTTGGAACTTTAAGATAAGTATATTTAATTTTTTCACCTTCTTGAATAGCTTGATATTTTCTTCCCAAACTATTTTTGTGAATCATATCATTATATATGATTGCTCCACGAATATGAAGTGGAGTTCCTTTTTTATAAAGTTGATTAGAATCATAATATTTATTAACTCCTTGAACTGACCTTGGAAAAGAAATTTCTTCTATTGGAAGATTTTTAAAATTCCCTTTAAACTCTTCAATGAAATCCAATAACGTTGATTCATCCTTATTCATAATAATGCTAATTGCATCTCTCAATTTATCACGACACGCAGAAGGAGTTGATGATTTAACTGCCTCAATGCCCATCATTTTAATTTTAGGTTCTTTGTAGCGAACACCCTCATTA